CTTGAGCGATTAATCCATCCCATATTTTATTAGCTTGAGTATCAGTCCATTCAAACTTATTTCCTTCTGTATCTTGACCATCAAGTGACTTTCTAATGTCATCTGGATACTTATTCGGATTTATTTTTTTAAATTTTCTTGGCTTTAAAAGATTAATAAACTTTAATCCTAGGTCATTATCGACAACATCTTTTTTAATTCTTTTATCTGAAAAAGTAGAAAAATCCACTTGACCTTTTATCTCATCAACACTTGTATTTCCAATGGCAATATCATTAGCCGAATCTGTTGTGGCTTGATAACCTACAGCAGTTTGATTATTAGCATCTACATCAAAAGCGCAAGAAGCTCCTATTCCGGTATTCTGAATTCCAGAAGTAATTCCGTCGCCACATTGATAACCCACAGCAGTATTATGAATATTTCCATTTGTATTTTGAGCAGTTAATGCTTGATGACCCACAGCAGTATTGTAATGTGCGCCTTGAATCCCATCTAAAGTTTGGTAACCAATAGCTACATTTGCATCTCCAGATGTAAGAGCCTTTAGTGCATCTCCCCCAACTGCAACGCTTCCATCAGCACCAGCAGTTACATTTCCAGAACCCATAGCATTATTGCCTATAGCTACAACATATCCAGTTCCAGTTGATACTCCTAGAGCATTATTACCTAGAGCTACATTATTGTGACCATCTTCTATTTCTAAACCAGATTGCCTACCTACAAAAGTATTACTTGCTCCAGTTGTAAGACTATAACCAGCTTTATATCCAACTGCTGTATTTTCAGAATAAGTAACTGTTCCAGCAGAAGATTGACCAGCACTTGTTCCCACCATTGTATTATATTGACCAGAATCAAGATGAAAAGATGCATTTGCACCTATAGCTACATTATTACCATCGCCATCACTTCCAGCTTCAAAACTGTATAAACTTGCATATCCAATAGCAGTATTAAAATCACCATCTACATTTGTTACAAGAGCTTGACTACCTATCGCTGTATTAAACAACCCTGTTGTAATTTTTTCACCAGCAATATAACCTATTAAAGTATTTTCTTGACCACTACTAATATCATTTCCAGCTAAATGACCAAAAAGAGAATTTCTATCTCCATTAGTTGTTAAGACAGCTCCAGCTAAATTTCCAAAAGTTGTGTTATTAGCACCACCATCATTATTAGATAATGAAATGCGAGAGTTGACATCTAGCACTAAAGATGCTCCACTTGTTGTACCTCTACTATGAAATGCTAACTTAGAATTAGTAGTATCACTTACACCATAAATTATAGGAGTATTTGCACCAGCAGTTCCACCCCAAGTCAAATTGTATGAACTTCTTAAATTTAAACTACCATAAACATCAAGTTCTACTGCTGGAGAAGCAGTTCCAATTCCGACCAATCCAGCAGATGAAATAGCAAAGTCTGGATTTGCACCACCAGAGGCTCGACCAATATAAAATTCAGTACCATCTACTCCAGCCTCATCTGAATCTGTTTGTCCTAAAGAAAATTTATGTGTAGCAGAACCACCATGAGCATGAGTTACAAATTTTATTTCATTAGTTCTATTTGTATCTTCTCTTTTCATGGTAATCATATTATTACCAGTTGCACCACCACTTGATGAATCACATTCAATAAGCAGTTCATTATTGGTTGCATCGCCTAAATTATAAAGATGCAATTTTGCTGATGGTTGACCTCCAATTCCTACGTTTTGACTTGAATCTATAGTCATCGCTTGTGTTGGAGCGGCATCACTAGTGCCAGACCTTGTAAAGAATCCTAATTCTCCAGTTGTGCTACCGCCATTATTAGTATTTTTATAAGAAATTGCCGCTGGAATATTTGTACCACCAGAATATCCAAAGCCAATAGTTGCTCTTTCTGCGTTTCCAACTGCAACACCTAAGTGTAAAAAAGAATCTGCTTTAGCAATACCAGTTGGAGCAGTTTTATTGATGTGCATTGGTACTGCTGGAGAAGAAGTTCCAATTCCTATATTTCCAGAAGAATTAATAACAAAATCTGGATTTGCACCAAGACTTGACCTACCAATATAAAATTCAGTACCATCTACCCCAGCTTCATCTGAATCTGTTTGACCTAAAGAAAATTTATGTACAGCAGAACCACTATGAGCGTGAGTTATAAATCTTATCTCATTTCCTCTGTTTGTATCTTCTCTTATCATAGTAATGTATTGATTACCAGTTGCTCCACCACTTGCTGAATCCATTTCTAAAATCAATTCATTATTGGTTGCATCGCCTTGCTGATAAAGATGCATTTTTGCCGATGGATTCGCAGTTCCCAAGCCAATTTTTCCATCTAAATTAAAAACCATTATATTAGCAGTATCAGTAGAATTTATTTCTAATTGATTTGTACCAGCTTCTG